ACAGCTTCCTTCATCTTAGGAGAAAGTTTCTTATACTCCTTAGATTTTTTATGTTCTTCCTTTTCAACAACAGTTGAATTATACAGTTCTTCAAGTGTTTTTTTCATTAAATGACACTGCCTTTCTTACCACTGGCAAAACTTTTATCACCCCCTTTTCAGCGCAAGCGAACGACTTCGCCGGGAGTAAGTCTCTCAAGAAATCCCTGCCTTTTTCAATGCTGCCTGACGAGTATTTGCAGCTGTAGCTTTCTTCAACCCAAGCTTTTTTCCTGCTTTCTTCTGTTTTAACGCTTTTTTACTATATCTATCCAATCCGGCTTTCCTACGTGAGTGGCCAATGGCGGCGCCAATAGCAGTGCCAATACCGGGTGCGACGAGCGTCCCTAGAGCAGCTCCTTTTACCGCTCCTTCAGAAGTTTCTTCTTCTTCAAGTTCTTCATCCTCAATTTCTACATCTTCAAAATTAGATACAAAAGATTTTGAATATTCTTTTCTTTTAATTTCAAGAGCATCTCCAACTTTTGCAGAAATAGAATTTTTAAAAGCAGTTTCCGCTTCTATATTATTTCCTGATACAATTGCGTCTACAAATTCTTTAGACATTTTATTTTTTCCCTTTCTTAACTATGAATTTCTATTGTTCGGGAGGAACTTCACCTTCCGGCGGAGATTGTTCTCCCTCTTCTCCTGGCATTATACCTAATGCCATTTTTGCCCGATCATCAGCTGGCAAGCTTGGGTCTGTAGGCATCCCCGTAGGATCAGTTGGAATTCTCTTAATACCATCGCCACCATCTGGTACTACAATTCCACCATCCATTGGATCAGTCTCAGACTCTTTCTTAATCTGATCACGCATCTCTTGAATTTCTGTATCAGTCATGCGTAATACTTTCTTCAATACATATTCCTTACTGAAGAATGTTCCAATATAAGCTTCAACTGTCTGTAATTGATTAAGTCTATTCTCCAAAAGTTCTGCATCTTTCAATTCTGCAAAATGACCATCAGCAAGATAATCATATTGAATATGTTCTTGTATCTCTGGCCAATCTTCTGAAGCAATAATACCCTTTAATAATAGTTGTGTTTTAAGAATATCTGTAAATATTGGAGAAAACTTTTTACGAATACGTTGTACAAACTTCGTAAATTTAAGTTCATCTCTTGTTATTTCTGTTGAACGACCAAGACTAAATCCACTCTCTGCTTCAAGTCTTGATATCGGCACATTAAGTGAACGATATAATTTTGTACGGAAATATTGAATATCATCAATCTCGCCAAGATTAGAACCACCCGGCAAAGTCGTAATTTCTGTACCTCTACCACCTTCTCGGCGTGGAAGCCAAAAATCTTCCAACATGCTCATATGATTCCTATCGTCACGAATCTCTCCTGTATTAGCATCATACACCAGTTTGTTACGATAACGATTCATTACATCTTTAAGATATTGTTCTGCCTTAATTTTTGGGAGATTACCAACATCGATATAAAAAATGCGACGTTCTGGTGCTCGGGAGATACGATAGATAACAAGCGCATCTTCAATCATACGCAATTGATTGACAGGTTTTATTGCTTTGTGTAGATAGGAAAGTACTCGGCCACCATTACCTTCAATCAAACCAGAGGGAACGTAAGTAATAGCATCAGGTGCAATTTTTATTCCTTGATTAGACCCAACACCGCCGGGCCCCGTCAAACCTTTTTCATTATATACAAAATATTCATCAATTTTCTCAGCTATTTCAACTCCATGATGTTTAGGATCAACTTTTTTCTGAACTTCTCTAACTTTCTTAATTTTAGTTGCATCAATATATCTTAATTCAGTAATACCTTTTCTTGGATTTTTGGTGTCTATAATCTTATGATAATAAATCCTACCATCTACATACCAACGCCTAAAGATATCATGACCTTTCTGTTCAAAGTTAAGCAAACGCAAAACTTCATCAAATTCTGTCCTGATTTTTCTTTTGATTTTATCTGGGTAATGTAAACGGTCTAAAGAAATTTCTATTGCTTGATCATTTTGATTAGAAACAATACCTTCATTTACAATATCTTCAATAGCAGTATCACATTCAGCCTGTTGAGCAATATCACGATATCGTTTGATTAAATCTAAATCAGATCGTTCTCTACCGTCTGTATCAAGAATTTGGCCAAAGAAACCACCACCGGCAACATCGATAGTACCATCATCAGAAGTTGGAATGGAGAATGTTTTTTCTCCATCCCTTTCCTTAGATGATCTCTGTATTGTGAAACCAAAAAGTTCTGCCATAATAACTCCCTACCAGTTATTACTATTTAGTAGGTTTCAAATTAGAAATTAACGTCTGACGCCTCGTAACTTTGATATCTCCAAGTTACATCAAAAGTTTCTATTGCAGTTGAAGCTTCAGATGAAAGAGCAATTTCTGTAACGCCTTCAGGCCAAGCACTTCTGAAAATATAACTTTTTAATACTGTATCATCACGATCTAAATGTTCTACCATAAGGTCACTTTGATAATCAGAAGGATTTACCTTTCCTTTACCAGTAGTAAGATCATTAATGCCGTTAGACCACCGTTCCATTGCGTTACGAATCATAAAATCCGTATCGTTATAGAAAGTAGTTGTCCAAGCATCAGCAAATTCTCTATCCCCAGCAATATTAATTGTTCTGCCTCGGAAGGGAATTGCAATGTTTGGAAGAGACATTGCTGGTAAATTTGCAGCACTACATAATAAAGATGTTCTACCAAGAACAAGCCCAACGGCAATCCCAATTGGTTCTGTAATTGTTACCCTAAACTGATTAGCTCGAGCGCCACCACCGATAAGAGCAGCTTTAAATTCATCAATATTTGGCATGATTAACCTCCTATCTCACTAAACTCAACACCCGTTCGCACGGCGATGAAGTTTAGTGTAATGAAATTGATTGAACGTGCAGGTTTAATGTACATATCTCCAATAAACTCATTTCGATCAATAACCTCTGGTGTGTTATTTGTACTATCACATACAACCTTGAAATCAAAAATACCACGGCGACCTTGAACATCTCTCAAGAAAGGTTCAACCATATTACGGAATTGGGCCCGTGTAAACTCATCGTTGAACTCAAAGAGCATGTACTTAGCAGCAGTTGCGATTGCCTTTTCAAGAACCAAGAACAACCGGCGCACGTTAATACGGTCAAAAGCACTTGGTTTTGTTTGAGCAGTCTTGTCTCCAAATAAAACTACTCCTTGACCGGGGAAATTAACTACCGGATTAATCCTTGCACGATAGAGAACATCTCTTTCAGATTTCATTGGATTATATGATAGTTTAATTGCACCACGAACAGCGCCTCTATTATATCCGGCTGGACTATACCACGGGTCAGCAACACCATCTGTATATGCACAAAGTCCAGCAGTGTCACCGTTCATTGGTACAAAACGATATACATCGTTGTATTTGTCATACATGTATTTGTAACAACTATCATAAACCATGTAGGATGACGATGGGCAAAGATCATATGCAGTTTTAACATTTTCTGCGGCTGTTGCAGCAGTTGCAGCAGAAGCAGCAAGACCAACATGTGCAGCCCGATTAGGTGAAACAAATCCCACACAATCTTTCCTAATCTCACAAAGGTCAGTAATCATTGTTACATGAGTGTCCTGAGTTGCATTTGTATTTCCAGCACCGCCACCCTTGGCACCCAAGACAAGGTTAATATCCAATGATTCTGTGTCTTTGAACTTATCATAACCAATTGCCAACTCTCCAGCAGTTACAGCATAATCGTCTGTTCCACCAGAAAGTGCATCAATCGTAACAGGACGAACATCAGTATAAGCAGTTGTTGTGTCTGTACCCCAGTTAGAACCAGCAGAAATATGATCTGTCCAGTAGATATATTTTGATGCGCTTTGAATAACATCAGGATAATAATTACTAGCACCTTGAACGGTCTTTGCAACAGAACACTTTGACATGTTAGCATGTGTTTCTAATACTGAAGATGTTCTTGCACCATTAGCACCGCAAGCACCAGTAGTGCAAACACCACCAGCCTTACCAGTAATGGCACCAGTTGTGTCATAAACCACAACATGCATTTCATCACCAGTACCCTTACTATTTGCTACGGCCCAATCTGAATTACCGGGAGCTGCATCAAATAGGTCATAATACCGCCAACGACGAAGGATATAACTATCGTCTGCAATAGCGTTTTGCAAACCAACACCATTTGGATCATCTTTTAGACGAATTGTAAGAGTTTCCGAAGAAATTGCAGTTACTTCATATTCATTAAAATCATCAACCGGAGTAGTACAAGCTGCATCCGAATAAAATGAAATCAAATCACCGATATTAACTGCATAATTAGTTGCATCGGCATCGTCAACAGTAATTGTTGTATCACCAGCAGCTGCAGAGGCGTCATTTACTTGATTGGCATCATCCATCTTTTGTTCATATGCAGTAGCACTAGGACAAATCTGAACACCAATTGCATTGCCCCAAGTACCGGGCGACCTTGCAGCCCACTCACCATGAGAACCTTGTCCAGTGGAGAAGGATTCTTCATAATGATCCTCATCACGAATAAGAATACCAGAATCCGCACCAGCATTTAATACACCGGAAACACAACGAACTACTCGTAGTGCATCTGAATATTGTAGGAAGTTTGCAGCAGTAAACCACCATTCAAACTGATTGCTTGAAGATTGAGGTTTACCAAAAATCTCCAAAAGTTGTGCCTCGTTCCCAATAGAAACTACAGAACCCACAGGGCCCTTTTCAAATGGTCCAGCGATGGCACCAATCGTAGTCTGAACAGCAGGAACAATGTTTGTAAGATCAATCTCTCTGACATGTACGCCAGGTGAAACTAAAAATCCCATTGTTTTACTCCTTTAATTAATAGAGTGCTTTTAATTATTATTGTGATAATATTTATAAAAAATAATTTTCCAAGATGACTTTTTATATGTGTCGAATTGTATAAATACTTTTATGGCAAATGCTCACTATGAAAAATATAAAGACACCATTAAAAAAGTATCTCGCAGAAATTACCGCAAAAGAATTGTTTTACTAAATGAATTTTTATCAGACAAATCTTGCCAACACTGTGGTGAAAGTGAAACAATGTGTCTCAAATTCTACCCTCAT